TACTTACGTTTACTATATTTGGCGCTGCCATTTATTTTCTCCTATTATCCAAAAACTATTGCCATTGCGATGGCTTTGCCTGTTGTTACTCCGGGACCTGTTGGACCTGTTGGACCTAAGGGACCTGCTGGACCTGCTGGACCTGCTGGACCTGCTGTGCCTCCCCCAGTAGGATAAATCTGCCAAGTTGTTCCATCATAAACAAAATCTACAGAAACTCCAGCGACGTCCATGGTTAGATCTTCGCTAACTCCTTCAATTGTAGACCCATTTCGAGCAACAGTTAAATTATTTGTACTCCAACTGGCACCATCTGCTATGGTAACGGCATCTCCTGTAGTGGGAGTAGCGGGAAGTGTAATTGTAAAAGAGCCTCCAGAAGTATCAGCAATTATACCGTCATTTGCAGAAGCCGTATAGTTTGCCGTTTTAGTGGCATAAGTTATTCCTCCAGGACCGGTGGGCCCTACAGTGCCTGCATTATTGTTATTCCAAGATGTACCATTCCAAACCCACGTTTTACCATTTGCAGTATACGTATCATTTACATTAGGGTTTGCTGGAAAATCTAAAGCTGCCATCTATCTCTCCTTAACTTACTGAGCTGTCTTTTCCGTTTATTCCAAAGGAAGCATCAAATTCCCAGTATACGGCGTGTTTTCCATCTTCGATAGCGGCTTCTGTATACCCGCCAATCAATAATTTATCTCCCACAGAAGTAATCGAAGTAGTAAAGTCATTTGAACCTGTACCCGTCTGATACTTCTTCCAAGTGCCCGTGCTTCGGTCAAGTATTGCTACAAAACTATCAAGAAGTCCAGAAGTTACATTATCGTCTGCAAAGAAGCCAGCACTATGCCCTACAATTGCAATTCTACCGTCGGGAAGAATTGTACTATGGTGGCCATTCTGAGTTACTATATCACTTGTGCCGGAACCTGTCTGCCAAGCCTCCTGTGGAGATACTGCATCTCCCCAAACATCTGTAGAGTAATTAAATGTAATTACACCAATATCTTCTGAACCTAGATTTGTATTTGAGCCTACCGCTCCGCTCGTAGAAAATATTGCGGCTAGCTTACTGCCTCCAATATCATGTAACCCTACGATTCGATCATTAAATCCAGAACCCGCTTGGTAATACTCTGTCGCATGAGTAGTCATATTATGAATACCCAAAAACATATCGTATCCACCAATATTCGTATGGCTACCTAAATTTCCTGTAGAACGACCGCCAATCGCAATAGTACCATCTGCAAGCTCTGTAACTGTGTATATTTCTTCATCGTTGGTAGAACCATTTTGAAAATACATGAAGTTTCCGTTAGATTTATTTACATGAAATATAATATAATCATAAACTCCAGAAGCTCCTGTATTTGTTCGTCCAATATTCCCTGAAGTTACTCCTACAGGAACCATCATTCCACCACTATGCTCTATAATATCATAGCCAAATACGTTTCCGTCATCTGCACTTCCATCTCCTTGAGTAGCAACTTGATAGAAGTTGAATAGAGAAGGAGCATAGCAATATCGTTTTCCTGCAGCCTTGTCCGCCAAGTACGTAGCACTATTTAAGTACGCTTGAACATCATCAAGATCTATATACCCTGTCCAAAACTGAAAAGTACCATTTGGGCCGTAAGAGCCATCATAATTCTCTACACTTAAACCTACATCAGTTGTAGTAGTTCCAAGACTCGCGGGAGTATAGCTGCCTGTAGAGTCTGAAGGGGCACTAATTGAAGACAGAGTAGAAGCATTAGCTGAATCTGTAAGAGTGCTTGTTTCGTACCACATTGCCGTAGTAGGGTTACCATCAATATGGTAGTTTCCAGTACCAAATCCATTTTGTTTCCAGCCTCGGAAAAGCATACCATCCAATCCAGAAGAGTGACTAGATTTAGAGCCTACTACTACAAAATTATCTTGAGTACCATCGTCAACAATTCCAAAAAGCTTTTCTACTCCTCCAAACGCAAGAGTATTCTGCCAACCAATACTTCCCGTATTATCATATTCTACAATTAGTCCGGAAGAGGATCCACGACCATCTCCAGTAGTTGTTCCGGCTATGTAAATACGTGGATTAGTTCCTGTTACACTATTCCAGTTTGGGTTTGTATAGTCTTCTACTAGAAGTCTATTAAACTCACAAGTTGCTAGAGAGCGTGCCCAAGTTTTTTGTACGTTGTACACTGAGCCTGTACTCTCGTCAACATTCAAAAGCATTACATACGAATTTGAATCAATTTTACCAATTACAACGTATTCTGCATTATCACCATTAACATCCGCGTCTGAAAGATGTTTAATATCTGTAGCAACATTTGTTGTTCCTGTACCAAATGTGTTTAGCCATTGTATCATACGATTGGAAGAATTTACCTCTGCCATTCCAAATCTACTTGCAGAACCTCCATTAGTTCCAGCAAAACAGAAGCGACCATCCGTGCTTTCATTATAGCTAACCTTATTGATATTTAAGTTTGCCTGATTATTTACTTCGTATACTGTTCCATCTTCGTTAAGAGCAATTAAGGAGCAACTAGTGCCGTTGTTAAGACCAAATACAACATAGGTTGTAGCCGTTTTAACAATAGTAGTAATACCTTTAATTGTTTGCGCGCCAGAAGCTCCGTACGAGTTTGCCCAAGTAACTGCGCCATCTGTATTTAACTTCAATACAAAACCATCAGCACTACCATTACCTGAAGTTAATGACCAAGTTGTACCATCCCAAGTCCAAGTAGAACTACTCGCGGTATAAGTATCATTTAAAGAGGGGCTGGAAGGGAAACCTGTATCATCTTGATAGGAACCAGAAACATAAATATTGTCGTTTGCATCTACATGAATATCATATCCTTCAACAGGAGCTACACTACCCCCATCAAAGTATTTTTTCCATACTTCATCAAAGTTCTTGTCGTACTTAATAATGAAGGTATATCCATCATCATGATTTCCAAGAACATAATAGTTTTCATTGGAGTCAGTAGCAACTGCTTGATGATCTAGAACATTCGATCCATCTCGTACATTTCGTAAGAATCCATGAACTTTAATGTCTCTTTTTTGTACGAGCGCAGACTTTGTGTATCCAGTAAGCCATACATTGCCATCACTGCTTTCGACCACTCCTGTAGTAAAATCAGCTCCTAAACCTCCAGCAACTAAATGTACGTCTTCTCCTTCTGCAGAAAAATCAAATAAACTTACAAGAATATTAGAAGATGCGGTATTGTCAATCGGCAATCCAGTTACTTGGCCGACACCACACTTAATACCATTTGAAAGCTCTATAACGTGTTCATATTCCTCTATCCCGCCTAAGCTGACCTCTTTTACTCGATAATATTGGGGACTGGCTTGAGCATACTCTAAAATTCTTTTATCCGTAGCAATGCCTTCTGGCTCTGCAGTAGTAAACTTTGTTAAGTATCCATTATCTATATCGTATTCTAAGTGACCTGTTGCTTGAGCTGCTTTTACCGTAAAGCCGTGATTTGTTGAATCATAATCCAAGTGAGGGTAGCCTGCAAATGCTGCCGCAATCCCAAATGAGTACATTCCTGGGCCCGTATAGTTAATACCAGTACCAGACTGAGTGCCAGAAAGAATCATATAATAGCTAGTATCTGCAGAGTTATATCGAAATCCATGAACTCGAAGAGGGTTGTCGTTAGTAACTACATTACCTTCACTTGTCCAAGTAGTACCGTTATAAGAGTGTAAAGAAACTCCACCATTTGTAGGATCGCTATATGCTACATATAAAACAGAGCCTACTGTAACACACTGGGCATCAGGGCGAGATGAAACATTTGATATAATTACTTGTCGAGTTAAGTCTCCGGCCTCTAAAGGAGTACCACTATCATAAGACCATACTTCTAAATCAAAGTTAGAAGTGTTGGTTTGATTTGTCATTAAAACAGGAAAATATACTTTACTTCCTAGTACATCTCCACAGCTTGCACGTACTGGCCAAAACTCTTGATCCCCGCCAGTAGTATTTGGATAGCTAAATGTAGGGTCTGCTAAATCAAAAGTTCCTAAACTACTCTGAGTAGAGAAAGAACCTGAGTCAGAAGTATAGGTTCTAGAGAAAAGTTCCCACTGACTACCATCTGCAGTTATATAAAATACATGATACTTATTACTTGTACCTCGTAAAATACCTCCACTCATATAGTTTTTTGTTGAAGTGGAAGGAAGAGTTACATCATTGTGAGAGTTATGTGCGCCTCCAACAGAAGGTTTATGAACTCGTGCAAGCCGACTTTGATAAGGAGTTCCTCCAGAGCTAACTTTTAAACTAATTTGATACCCAAACTCTTTATCGGAAGGTACTAAGAATCCTCCCCCAGATGTAGTTTCACGGCCTTGCTCATAATCTACATAAAAAGAGGGAAGATGCTTATGGTACTGGTAATAAGACCATTCTCCGGTTCCTTCTTCTACATAGAGTCGATCCCAATAAAAAGCATCGTCGTCAGCGATATTTGCTCCCATGTGACTAAAAAAGAGGGCGTTGTCCTCTACAGTGTTTGTAATATCGTTTGTGCCTGCCCCAATATGCTCTATTGAAGAAGCATAATAAGTAGTATCTGAACCTTGCCAAGCCTCCACTAATAAAGGTATAGTACCACTTATAGTTAAGCTAGAAGCAGAGTTTAATAAAGTCTCTGCAGCGCCCCACCCATAAAGTTTTACGGTGGCTCCAGTATTTGAGTTTACAGGACTTCCAGACGCAGGAGTATAAGTAAACCAATACCCTTCTCGGTTAATCATATTATTGATCGGAAGGGGCAGGTAAACGTCAGCGCCTGTAACAGCTAGCTCTTTTGTTATGTTCTCAAACGTAGCCATTTATTAGGTTCCTGAGATTGGAATACTTGGTCGAAAGTATAAGTCCGTAGTATTAAGTGCAAATCCAATGTACAATGAGCGAACAGAAGCAGTAGGAGTTGGAGGAGAGGCAGTAGGGCTACCATCGCTTCCAAGAAAGTACGAAGCGCCTGAAGATAGCCCACTTAGGCCGCTTACAACTCCTTCTCCATAATATACGTCTCCCTGCTTAAAGAGAACTGTGTTCAACTGTGCTACAGTATTACTCGAAGAAGCATTTGTTACAGTGTTTGCTCCAGAGACTCGCACGACTTTTCCATTTGTTCCGCCCGTTAGCCCATCTACAGTAACCGCTGTATTAGTAACAATATTCGTTGATTTTACAAAAGACATATTATACTCCTAGCCGGACTATTTCTAAATAGGCCGTGTCCTTTATTTGGCCCGTAGAGCCAGAATTAGATATGTAAACTTCCAAGTAATCATTGGCAGTTAAAGAATAAATTTTATCAAGATACAGAGTATCTTGTGGACCAATTGTTGTGGATTCCAGGTTTGTAGTACCATTTTTCTTTAAAGTAACTGTGTAAGAGTCTTCACTGCCTTGAGTATTTGTTTCTGCTAATATTTTGATTTGATAGTATCCAGTTACTTTTGCAGTGAGACGAGAAGGAGTTCCAGAGACATAATAGGTACTTCCTAATACATCTGCATTTTGATCGTAGTCAGTATCATCCCATGCGATCGCAGTAGCTGTAGAAGTACAACTCTCAGCGGCTGTGAGGGTAGCTTTTGCTCCACTAAACGCGCTCCAAGTTGATATTCCAGTTCCCAAGTTTAATCCTACTTGCGTAATTTCAAAGAAAGTATTATCACTTTCAAGCGTACCTACAGAAGTGCTTTCTGCAGCGTATACTTCTACATAGTCTCCGACTGCAAGTTGTACAATCTCATCATAAGTATTATACTGATTTGCTGCAGCAATTGAAGTTGTTAGGGCTACTCCATTCTTGTAGATTCCTAAAGTATAAGACTGTGCGGTTCCGGAAGCTCCTGCTTGTAGCTGGGCGTTTATTCTATAGAAGCCGTTCTGAGTAATACTAAATTTAGATGGAGAGCCCGAAGCCCAAAAAGAGCCAGTATCAAAATCTTCCGTGCTAAAAGAAACTGCGGAAAGAGTGCTGGTAAGACTATAGTCTGCGGAAAGAGACACACGAGCGCCTACAAAAGCACGCTTTGTAGTTCGTGTAATTACATTCCATTTCTCACCATCATACTGCCATACTGCTGAGTTATCGTCAGTATAGGTAGCATTTGTGGCTGGAGTACTTGGAAAATTAAGTGCCATGTTTTATTCCTATGAAATTACGAAAACTCTTCGTCTTGCGTCTGGAGTTATTAAGGCTACTCCAACATCATTGAAGTTATTTGGGTCGGATACATATTCCAGAGTTACTCTTTGACTAGTTGCAGTTACTATTTCATTCCAAAGCTGAAAATATAAATGTTCATTGTTTAACGATACGCTGTCACAGTACCAAGTTATCGTGTATGTAGTTATGGTTCCATTAGTACTATTTACGGTATTTGAAACCGGGGCACTAATATATTGGCCATTTAGACTAGCGTTTGAATACATTGGTATCGCAGTAGCTGTTAAATTACCGCTCGAACTCGCGGTTTCATCATCACATTTAAATAAGAATCCTACGAATCTTGTAGAGCCTCCAGTACGACTGATATCAATATCTATTTGAAAAGACCACTGCCCTGAAGGAATTGTTCCAGTAATGGGAGGAGTTATAAATCCTCCCTGTGCTTGTACTTGCCCACTTATGGTTCCAAAGGCAAAATTTCCATTACTTGTAGTAGGGGCTGTAGAACTATAGCCGCCCTCGGAGGCATCGTGCCTCATCTGGCCATAAGTACCCGCGCTCTCATTTCTTACACTCCAACGAGTATCAATACCAGAATTTGAGGTTTGTATACTACTTGTTAAAGCTCCTCCAGAATTATTAGTATTATCGCTTCCCGCATCTCCATACCAGATTGCCATTCTTAGCTTACCTCAATACTTATATGAAATTCGTCTACTGTTCCACTAACTGCTGTAATTTCTACCCATACCCACGCATTGTCTGCAAGAGAAGAAGATGCAATAGTTGCACTTGTACCGCTTGTAGTATTTGTTACTGTTGCTCCACTCACTACGGCTGTACCTGTTGCGCTTCGATCTGTTCCTGTTCTAACGGTATAAGTAACAGAAGGAGTACTGCTTCCTCGAAGTACTGCACGAACTTGTCCTACTGTATATGCCGCATTCGTATAGAAAAAAGTTAAATCGTCATTTGCTAGCGGGGAAAGGACAGTTAGGCCACGAGGTGCTGCTCCTCCGGCAGGTCCAGTTGGTCCTGTTCCCCCAGCGGGTCCAGTTGGTCCGGCAACAGTCGAAGCAGGTCCAGTTGGTCCAGCGGGGCCGGCAGGTCCGGCGGGTCCACCAGGTCCGGCGGGTCCAGCAGGTCCAGCGGGTCCCGTGGGGCCAGCAACAGTAGAAGCGGGTCCGGTAGGTCCGGCAGGTCCCGCAGGCCCAGCAGGTCCAGTACCTCCAGCAGATCCAGTAGGCCCGGCAGGTCCAGCAGGTCCAGCGGGTCCGGTAGGGCCAGCAACAGTAGAAGCGGGTCCGGTAGGTCCAGCGGGTCCGGTCGGACCTGTGTCGCCCTGCTGACCAGTAGCTCCTGCCAAGTTTACAGTCCAGCTAGTAAAAGTTCCTGATCCGGAAGTTGTATCCACACTTACTACAAGAGCACCAGTTCCACTGTTGTAAGAAGTTACAGTGCCTTCCATATAATTTGAGGCACTATTTACAATTTTTACCGATTGAGTAGCGGAATAAGCAAGCCCCGTTTCAACAGTTAGAGACTTTGTGCCTGTTCCGATACTTAAAGAAGTTGTAGAAGAAGTTAAGTATCGATCGCCAACAGGTCCAGTGGGTCCCGTAGAGCCTTGTGGTCCAGTTGGTCCTGCAGGTCCTGCGGGGCCGGCAACAGTTGAATCGGCTCCAGTAGGTCCTTGTGCTCCTTGAGGTCCAGTAGGTCCAGCAGGCCCTTGTGGTCCTTGGGGCCCAGTTGGTCCCGTAGACCCTTGAGGTCCAGTAGGGCCAGTTGAGCCTGCACTTCCCGTAGGGCCTTGCGTTCCTTGAGGTCCTGTAGGGCCAGCAGGTCCGGCAGGTCCGGCAGGGCCAGCAGGTCCAGCAGGTCCAGTTCCTCCAGCGGGTCCAGTTGGTCCAGTAGCGCCTCCCGCTCCAGTAGGTCCTTGAGGCCCAGTTGGGCCCGTAGAGCCAGTAGGTCCCGTGGCTCCGGGAGTACCTGCATCACCTGTTGCGCCAGTAGGCCCGGCAGGTCCAGTGGGTCCTGGAACAGTTGAAGCGGCACCTGCGGGACCAGTAGGCCCAGTTAATCCATCATCGCCTTGAGGTCCAGCAGGTCCGGCAGGTCCTGCGGGCCCTACTGCGGCAGTGTTTGCATCAATCCACTGGGAAGAATTTCCATCATTATAATAGATTTTAAGAGTACCTTCCTCTTCGTGCCACCACAAGTCACCGTCACTGGGACTAGCAGGAGCTGAAGTAGAAGTTGTTACACTTGCTCCACCGCCGCCACCGCCCGTAGGTCCAGCAGGTCCAGCAGGTCCGGTTGGTCCGGTAGGCCCAGTAGAGCCTGTACTTCCTGCAGGTCCAGTCGGACCAGTTTCACCATCTGTTATAGTAGGGTCTGAAAATAGAATCCACTGCGAAGAGCTACCGTCATTATAATAAATATACCCCTTGCCGGTGTCCGTATCTAGCCATAAAGTGCCATCTTCGGGGGTGGAAGGAGCAGTTGTACCAGATTCTACAATAACGCTGGCACTTATCTGCTTAATTGTGCCACTATCATTTATATATAATTTCTGGGCAGAAGTATCTACTGCGACCTCGCCATTAGCAAGGTCGCTCGTAGTAGGCGCAGTAGTACCGCGCTTAAGTTTAATGGTAGCCATTAATTATTCCTTATTAGGGATAAGTTCCGCCGTCAATAATATTTATAGCCACATCACCTGCAGTAACAGTAAACTGGGCGCTTGAGTCTGCGTTCGTTCCACCGAAAGAAGCAATACCAAGAGTAGAAGTAGTGGCTGTAGCAACTGAAAGAACCCCGCTAGCTGCTGAAATGTTTGTACCTGCGATAGCTGCGATAAAGTCTACGATGCTTTCTTTCTTTGAACCGTTATCTGTAGCATCAATAAATGCAATACTATCAGAACCTACTGCAATTGCGGTATCGGTAAACTCGTTCAAAGAAACTGAAAGAGAGTGTGCAATACCTTCGCCAGTTGTAGCACCAGTAGAAACAATACCTGTTCCACCGGTGATACTTCCTACATAGTTACCCGTGGTATCTGTTCCCAAGGCTACACTGTTTGCTGCGATTGTTGTAGAGATAGAAGCGGTATCTCCAGCGCTGGTAAAAGTTGCACTACCTGTAACGTCTCCTGTAAGAGAAACTGTGACTGCACTAGAAAGAGCACCTGCAGTAGTCGCTGTATCGGCATTACCAGTAAGATCACCAGTTACATCACCTTCAACATTAGCTACAAGAGTTCCAGTAGTGATAGTAAGATCGCCAGTAGACGCCCCAGTAAATGTACCAGTACCCACAATAAACTTGTCTGCGCTCTCGTCCCAGCCAAAGAAAGCGTTGTCTGAATCTCCCCGCTCAATAACAAGACCAGCATCATTTGCAGGAGTACCTGTAGTACCGTTTCCTAATTCAATTAAGCTATCCTGTACTACCGTATTTGTAGTGCTAATAGTAGTGGTTGTACCGTTTACCGTAAGATCTCCTGAAACCGTAAGATTGTCAGAAACCGTTACCGTGCCGCCTGCTGAGTCAAGGGTAAGACCCCCAGTGCTAGTAGTGACTGTATTTCCGTCTACTGATACGTTATCAACTACAAGGGAGGTAAGACCAGTAATATCTGTATCAGTACCACCAAGTGCAATAGTATTATTACCAATCGTGATTGAAGAGTTTGCAAGATTACCGTTTGGAAGAGAGCCAGTAACATCATTGGCAAGATCAATCAATCCGAGAGTAATAGCTTGTCCAGCAATAGATAAGTAATCTGCAGTTGTTGTTACAAGAGTAACATTTGTAGAGTTGTCTGTGCCTGCTGCGTCCACACCAAGAGCGGTACGCGCGGCAGGAGCCGTGGTTGCACCAGTACCCCCTAAAGAAATAGGTACTGTTCCTGCAGTAATTTCTTGACCGCTAAGACTTAAATAATTATTTGCTACAGTAGCTAAAGTAACATCTGTAGAATTATCTGTGCCTGCCGCGTCTACACCAAGGGTAGTTCTTGCAGCACCAGCATCAGCATCATCAACTAGACTGGCTCCAAAGGTTGAAATTGTTGTATTTGCAGGCAATGATAAGGTTTTAATGTCTGCATCTACCTCTGAGTCCATCAAAGCACCAGCAGCAGTTACGTTTGCCGTATCAGTAACATCAGCCCCGTCCTCAACATTTAAAATAGATAGAACTTCTGCCTTTGTAATTCCAGTAGCAAATGCTGGAGTTCCCGCATTATCAATAATTGCAGGAGCATTCCCGCTGTATGCAATAGTAATATTATTATCTGAAACCGTTGTAGTAATATCGGTGCTACCGGTAAAGGTAAGCGTTTCTCCAGTAGTAAAAGTATCAGTATTAGCAGGAGACTGGTTGTCAGAAATTGTAAATGAACCCGAAGGAACTGCTGCCCAAGAAAGCTGGCCGGAACCATTTGTTTTTAGAAAAGTATCCGCACCACCATCTGCTTGAGGCCAATTTTGTCCGTCAAGAACAATATCACCAGTACCATTTGGAGTAATTGTGATGTTTCCATTTGTGTCGGTAGAAGTAATAGCGTTTCCGTTTAAGGTAAGATTATCGACATTTAGAACATCAATTTTACTATTTGCATCTACAATAAGTGCACTGGAGGCTGTTAACGTACCCTTAGTGTGGTCAAGCATTTCGGTGAAATACTCACCACCAATAATTTTTGGAGAGTTAGTATTGCTAGTGGGGTCACCAATAAAAAGCCTGCGAGAATAAGTGCCACCCGAACTACCTGTATCATATGCGTAAATCAACTCACCTGCATCTACGGTAGAGGGCTTAGTATCTCCAGTAGTACGTTTAATTTTTAACTGTGCCATAGTTTAAATCCTAAATAGATCTTAGTAAGATCCCGCGTCTAATATATCTGAATCGCCACTTTCATCATTAATTATGACTACTTGCCATTCAAATGTTCCGGGAGCTACTTCCCGATAGACATATAAGTTCTCTGTATCGGTCTCATACCAAAAAGTCCCGGCTTCTACATCTGTAGGTGCGGAATCTTGTGAGTATTGTTTCCGAGCGAGTTGTTGAATTGCTGCTTGAACATTGGTTGCTGTAACACTTCCCGTAGCTGTCGAAGTTACGTTAGAAGCGGATACAGAAGAAGCCCCAGACGGTATAGCCAGGTTATTAACTTCTACTACATAATTTTGTTGTGTTACAGAAGTGGTATAATTTTGTTGAACTACTTCTACTGTATTTTCTGACATTATCTAGTAACTTCCTGAGTTACTGTAACCTTGCCTTGGAGAATACGCTTAACTACCGCGTCGCTGTCAGTGTAGATTTCCAAGTCATAATAGTAACTTCCTGCAGGAATATCCTTGCTAACGGAATTAGATAGAGTCATTTCGATTTTTCCAGTGGTAGGATCGTCAGCAATTGCACAAGTAAAAGATGCGGTTACAGTGCTTGACGATTTTTTATCTCTCATTTGAGAACGGGCACTATAGCCCGTTAAATCGCTAATAGTACTCGTGTCATCTTTTACAGTGACTTCAAGCGCATAGTCAGATCCCTGATCTACGATGATATCGTATGTACCGGCAGCCATTATTAAATTCCTTGAAAAAACCTTTGAGCATTGCTCTGATGATATCGACTATTATAACAATGCTCGACCAAATTGTCAAGAATTATTTTTTTCGGGGGTACTTTGTATATACTTTATAGAAGTAGTAAGAACTTAACTTAGTTTTCCTATACGAACCCTTTCAACGCCCTCAGAAAAAATCTGTATTCGAAGATTTGTTGCGTCCATAAATATTCCAGATTCTTTACCAGCTGGAACATCTGTAAGATTTGAAATTGCAAGCTGAGTTGCAGTAACCGCGTCTGCAGCTAAAACTCCTGCTCTTATAAGATCTACTGTTTCCCAAGCATTATTAACATATTTATACGCTAGTTGCTGACTATCTACTCGAATCGACTTCTTTATTATCTGATTAACAGAGTACTGGCTAGCTACACCGTTTGCATCAACTATATCAATAATATATGTTACAGCAGCTACATCAGGATGATCTGACTCTGGGGAAACATTTGTATCATGGTCTCCACTCGTATAGGTAGTTCCATCTGTACTAGCAGTGCTGTCTGTTAAAAAGCTATAAGTTCTAAATACTCGATAGGTAGAGTTAGCATACGGAGAGCTTCCATCATAGCTTAACTGAGAGCTTCCAATGTATACATCTATATCCGTACTAGACCCAGTCGTTGTAAGAGTCCCATCAGAAGCGGTAGCAAAAGTATGTTGCTCATTATCCAGCACTATAGATACACTAGTTCCTCCGGAAAGTAGGCAATGCATACTCATAACGTCTTCTGCAAGTATATCACCAGTCTCTGTCTCCCTTACTCTCACTGTTACTTCATCAGGATTTGTAGTATGAGTAGTTGGGAAAGTGTATGTATATGTACTAGTAGTACTATTAACTTGTGACACTCCATTGACTAAGAATTCATAATAAGGGCTTCCTGTAAATCCAGTCGTTGTTGCTGTCATTGTAGTAGTGCTTGGATCGGGATCTGGACTCCCACTACCATCATATACCGCGGTTTGCGATGTAGTAGTTAATTTTACAGCAGTTCCGTATATGGAGTAACTATTTTCTACAATTGCTACGTTTCCGTTTGCGGGGTTGGCTATCTCGCTAGAGCTTGGAGCACTCAACCCTTGGTTATACCCGGTATCACTTCTTTTTAGGAAAAAGAACCCAGGTCCTCCAGCAGCTCCGGCTACCCCTGCATCTGACCTAGAAAAAGTCTGTATTTTAGTATAAGTTGTAGTATCGCCATCCGAATCCACAACAGTAATAGTATATTCGATACTTGCGGTAGTGTCCGACATATTACTGTGTGGGCCATAAAGGGACGTATTTCCACTTGCCGTGCGAGTAGTATCTGGAGTAATATTTGTTCCAGTAATACCACTAACTCTGTATGAAGGAGTAGCATAGGGAGCGGATCCATCATAAGGAACCGACGTAGCTCCTTCATATACTGAAATCTCTGTTCCCGATCCTGTATAATCAGAAACAACTCCACTACTATTTGCAGTAAATGAATGAGTTTCGTTTACAAAAGAAATAGTAATTGCGGGCTTACCCTCTTCTCCAAAGGTTCCTACAACTGCCCCACCAGACCAGTCTGAGGTAGAAATTGTATCAGTAGTTGCGCCTTGCGCCCCAAAAGCAGTAGCAATTCTTTTCCACAAGTAAGGATTGGCAGCAGTGACACTTGGGGGAGTCTGACTCCAGTTTCCGGGAGTAGTGTCGCTTAGTAGTCCGGTAGAGAAAGTGTAAGTAAGATTTCCTGTATACCCAAGAGAGGGGGCGGATGAGTTACTACTACTCACTGCGAATATTTCTACAATTGCAGAGGTTCCACCGGCTACTCCATCATCTCCAAAAGCCCCAACTAATACTCCGGCCGACCACTCGGTATATGCAATAGTATCAGTACTTGAAGTCGATGAAGCTACGGCTACTCTTTTCCATAAATAAGGGTTAGAGGAAGTTACATCGGGGGCATTAGTAAAATAGTTACCTGGGCTGGTATCACTTAAAGTGCCTCCAAAAGTATAAGTAAGAGTGCTTGTAAAGCCTAATGCGGGGGCCGAGGAGCTACTATTGCTTACTGCGAATATTTCTACAGTAGCGTTATTTGTTCCATTTGTACCGTTTGCAGCTTCTTTAACAGAAGATATAGTTAGGGAATCGGAAGCTACTGTTCCTCCGCTGGAGCCTTCCTGTACCTCAACAGTGATAGTATAAGGGCTGGAAGAGTATGAAGCTGGAGGCGACCAAGTAAGAGTGTCTTGATTTTGTCCCGTTCCGTCTGTAAAACTTGTTTCATCAGTAAACCCATCCCCAGTAAATTTAAAGTAGGCATCAGAGAAATTTTTAGAGTTTGCTGTTATAGTTATATTAGAAGAGTCTACTAAAGTTCCGCTAGAATCATAAGCGATGACATACTTTGAAGCATCAATACTAACTGCTTTTGCGGGGTCACCATCTTGACCTGGAAGGCCTCTTGCCGTTACAGGCAAAAATGCTGTTACAGTAAAGGCTTCATCCGCAGGGCTATTTGATGTACTAAAAGTAGAGCCATCTGAGAATACTCCGTCAGTAATAGTTGCTGTAACTCCTACTGGGCTTGCATTAATTGTATTTAAATCAGAAGTACTAATACCTGAGCTATTAAAGGTTACTAAACCATTACTAGAAGCTAAAGTTAATATACTAGACCCGTAAGATGTACTTTGAGAGAAAGATTTTGTTTCATTTGTTATTCCGTCTATCTCTAAAGTAGGCGTAGAAGTACTGTCTGGTACCCATAATTCTGTACTGCTATTATATACAAAATTTACCGCAGGTAGAGTCATAGTTAGGGCGACCCCGTTCCGTCCAGAAGTTCCAGCAGTTCCAGGAAGAGCAGTTAATCCAAAATTTTGTGTAATAACAAAAGTTTCTGTGTTGCCAAGAACATCCTTAACAACAACACTATAAGTTACCTTAGGAACTACAGTGGTTTCATCCCAAGCACTTGCTTCTCCTATCTCTACGACATTTGAGTCTATAGGGGAAGTAATATCCGCAGTTAAAGCTCCAGCGGTAATTCCTGTAGTACTAGAAATAGAGACATCAAACGTAAAATTGCCTTGAGGAGAAGCGCCATTATTATAAGGTACTGAGGTTCCAGCCAACTTAACAGTGATATTTCCAGTAGTATCAGCGTAATCGATCGGGCTAGTATTCCTATCAATTTGGGGGCTAGTGTTAGAAAAATAAACTTGTGCGCCACTTGCGGCTACTGCAGTGGTTCCTAGAACTCCTTCTGGCAAAGGGCTAGCAATTAATGAAGGATAGTATGCCGATCGAAGAACTTGATCCACACTTTTTTGGCGCTTTACCCTTATCCAATAGTACCTAGAGACCGTGGTTGAGGGGTCAGACACAGGAAGAAAATGAATATGAGCAGTTGATTTAGTTTCTGTTAGTAAAACAGCATCATCAGTCGAAGGGCTATTGCCTGTAAATAAGGGGGAAGTGCCTGCCCATATTTCAAAAGAGTCATAGTCTGAATTAAAGCCAGTAGGTGCAGTCCATGCTAATTCTATTGCGCCTCCAGCAGTGGTAGTTGTGGCTGTTAAATCTGAAACTGGTGTAGGTGCCCCAATATTTGCTACTGTTAATTCTACAGGCAGACCGACGCCTCCCCGACTACTACTAGTTGGGTCTCCAATTCGATAAGCGGCGTCTGTGTGCTCTTCGGCTGTAACGCGTACTAAACAGTTTTCACTCAAAGAAACGTTTGTAACTCTGAATAACTTATCGTCGAATCCCAAATTATCATATTTTACTCGAATTATTTCGCCTGCGAGCAAGAAATAACCTTTTGGAGGCAAAGTAAAGTTTATCTTTACTCCATATCGAGATTCTTCCAAATACTGTTTTGCATTTAGTCGACTATTGAAATAGTTTGTAATGCCAGGAGTTTTAACATCCCCTTTTCTTGGAATATTTCTGTCTTGCTTTAAATAGTTAGAATCTAGGAAAGTTACTGATCTATTTGAAAATCTATTTCCCGGATCAGGAATCTCGACACTTACTGTATTAAAAGTACCTTTAGTGCCAGGATCTTCAATATTTATAGACCCAAGAATATCATCTTTAGTAATTCGTGTAGGGTAATAGGTTGTGGAGTTAGCTGTAACGCTATCTAGAGTTTCTGAAACGTCTTTTATAGCTAACTGATATTTCCCGTCCGTATATCGTAGTATTCCTCCAAAATGCCCTAATATAGCATTTACATTTTCAAATACAGAAGTTTCTGTACGAATAACGAAATTTGTTTGGTGCCTAGTAACATACTCCTGCTCTTGATAGTCCCAACCTAAATACCTCCAGTAGGAAACAGAATCAGAATCATATAAAGTGTAGCCATCAATCCAGTTATTTCTAGAAGAGTAAAATTTTACTAAGGGGTTTCCATCAAAAGCAGCATCTGCAGTACTTACAGTTACTGTACCGCCTCCATTGCTATTTGTTAGAGAAATAGTATCTGAAGACCCTGTAGGCTCTGTTTGTGTTGCTGTAGACGTTGCTACTTTTACTACTCCCTTAGACCAGTAAGGCTCTCCTGTAACAAAGGTTTTCCAGTCTTCCCATTTTCGCCCTAACTTTCCTACACAGTTAGTTAGTTTTACTCTAGTTAAACTGCCTACAGTAGTTTTAGATTCTACCTTGCCTTTGAAGAATACTCTGCCACCTGAGGAGTAAGTAAGATTATCGTTTACAGCAACAGTCCCGGACGACAAATAAACAAAAACATCAGAGCGCCGGTCACACTTTCTACCTGTTTCGAAAAAAGAGTCTAAATCTAGATCTTGATCTAGTTCTAGACCTCTCCCGTATCGGGTGTTGGTAAGATAGTCTAATAGCTGCATAGCAGGATTAGTGCTTACTCTGCGATCTCCTCGACTTTTTACCTTTATGGTCCAAGAGACACCATTTGGAATTTTGTCCGGCTCAAAATCTTGGTCAACAATAGCTATACCGCGCCCACCATCGTAGTCTACGATTTTTCTAGTAACTGAATATTTTGATCCATCTGCATAAGCAATAGATGCTTCCAATAATAATCCATTATAAGTATCATCTGTAGCTGATGGAGACCCCGGTAGCTTGACCGCGTTTTTTGCTACAGCATAATTTATCTGGGAGGAATTAGTATTAGTAGGGCCAACACTGGTTACGGAAGTAGATGCACTTGTATTTGAGGTAGAATAACTCCCTAATAAAGCATTAAGATTTTCAAGATCAACTGTTGAAACATATGAAGCATATGAAGAATCTAATAAAGCTATTCGAATATCTTCCGATCCTATAATATTCGATAAGTCGCCTGAAGGAATAGTGAAGTCTACTCCTGGGTGCCCTGTTTCTGCGGCAGTAGCAACACTAGAAACCTGCTCTTGTATTATGGCGGAGCCTGAGCCGCTAAGATATACGTGGTCATACGTGGTTAAATATAATATATTACCGCCGTTTCGAATACTAAAATCAGTGTCCGACGTTATCTTTTTATTTAATCTTACTCTAGTTATCTCAGTACCATTTTCATCGGGTATAGTCCCCATCCACTGAATTTGTGCATTAACATTAGAGTCACTTCCATTACCATTATAAATATCATAACTAGTAGCTAACTGAAAATTTGATAGAGATGCTGAAGTTTTAGTGGTGTCTACCACATAAGAGTAATCGTAGTTATAACACTCTATTATTCTTCCTTTGACAGTGAATTCTAGGCTAGGAATTTCTGTTTCGCCTTCATTAATTGTATACTGGGCTACACAATAAGCGGTATCTAAAACTCTATGGTTTGGGCCCCAATAAGAAGCTTTGTCATCTGATTCAAAATAATCATTTTGAAGTTTAAAAGTTCCGTCTGCAGCTTTATTTACTAGCTGAACATCTGCTTTTTGATTTGGGCGTCCTGCATGAAATGTAAGCCGACAATCAATAGGGTCATTAAAAGTTCTTCCTTTTTCATGTATGACTCCACTAGCAGGATTTGAATTTGTTGAGCTAGTGGAAGGCGCTGTGGATTCTGCAAAATATGCGTCTACCTGTGCTCTTACAATATCTTCGGGTACGTAATACCCTGAGCCAAACCACCCATTAGAATAAATAGAGCCTACTCCTTGTCCAGGAAAAATAGACCTTCCAGAACTAGCGGTTTGACCTTCTAATACGTCTCCCCTGTCCATTCGTCCAGTACACAGTACAGGAACTGTATTTTCTGCGGTTTGAGTTGATCGAGCATCGAAGTCTTGTTTATTTAAGCAAATGCTACCCACATCCTCAAAGTATATATCATACAGACCTTGAATCTCACCTTCGCATAAAGCATAAGCAACATAAACTTTTGCCGCATCATTATTATCTGTATCAACAAAGAAAGGAATACTGTCAATTTTTTGCACGCCATAAACTACAGGAAGATATTTTGAGTCAAGATTAAATCGAAGGTCAACTTCTCTGGGTACAAGTACTTCCCTTTCTTCTTTCTTAACTTTAACACTACCATACCATTTTTTCTTTACCTTAATATCTATTTCAGTTTCTTTTTGCTGGTAGATGGCGATAATGTTAATTGCTTGTTCACTATGAATGAAACCCAAATCGCTTGCATACTCGGGTCGAATAAGAACGGGTAAATCTGGAGTGCCGTCAGCTTTCAAAGCTCGGTGAGACTCATCGTCTGTTCTTCTACCATTAACAGTAATGAAGTCTCCCCAATGGCTACTGACGCCCCACTGAGCTGTTGATCCCTTCACAGGATCTTCTGTAAATTTACCAGAGTTTAAAATGCCTTTAAAAATTAAAAAAGGAGTTCCAATTATAGAACCGTCATCAATATCAATATGAGCTTTATATATAAATACTTCGCGATTAATATATCGCGCATAGCCTCCTGCATCTTTATCTGCTAGCAAGCCCGATATATCTGGATTATTTAGTGCGAAACTACCATTTACAGAAGTTTGGTTTGTCAAAGAGCCGCTTATTAAAGTAGTGTTAGCTACTCGATTGTCAGTTTGAAAATAGTTTATTCTTACAGTGGCAGTTTCTGATCCTGCTACTACATCAATTTCATGTCCTTCAATAAATCCAAGCTCTACAAAATCTGTATTATTACCTGACTGAATTGTAATTGTAGGAGTCGATCCTCCGGTAACATTTATAGTCAGAGTTGAAGTAGATGTGCCAATAGCATTTGCTGCAATTGTTAAATTAAAAGTAGATGCACGAGCTTCCGTAGTCTCTGTAATATCAGAAACTTTGAGAAGACGATTTGGCATATAAATTTGAGTGCCATTTGAGTTTCCACTCGCATTAACACTTCCATCATCATAACTAATTGGATAAGCAGAGTCCGTAATGTAAGTGTAGCTAGATGCTTTTCGAGAAGGGATATTGCCTGATTCGTTTACAGGCTTCTCAAATTTTACAAGATGAGCGTAAACAAAGCTATCATTCTCGAGAAGAGATGTTTGAAGTGCTGCAGGTAATGTTCTAATAGTCATTGTACTTCTTCTAAACTAAGGGAAAATGAATAAAGATTATTCGTGTCCAAGGAATACTGAATAGCGTCTTTCTTTGAAATAACTTTAATTTTTGGATTTTTATACACGAGAGTAGCACTTGTACTGACATCTTTTCTTAGACCTGGAGATAGAGTTAGTCGTAACTGTGCTGAAGTGGGAGCAGATCCTAAGTAATCTGTGTCAGTTTCTACTCTGACAATTTTATACGCTTTTAAATGATTGGAGTCACTAGAGTCAGAAAATGTTATAATATCCCCTGGACGAAGCTGCCCATATGTATTATTGCTGGCATAAGAATTATTTCCAGCTACAGTTACTTGAGTAGCTCCTGCGGATGCGGCAGTAGCTACAGTGAAAGTTATTTGTGGATTTTGTCCAGCAAGGGTTGAGTCTTGTGGATTATCATATTGCGGTAATGGTACGAAAAAAGGCTTAAGCATACCTTCTTTTTCAAGAAGAAAAGAGTATACGGGCATAAACTCTTCTTCAGTCATTGGATTATACTTTATTTCGACGTCAAAGCTATGGGCAGCTTTTGATCTAGCAACAAGAATACCAGAATTTGTTTTATCCATTGAAGTTTGGAACTGAGAAGTTACTTGTACAGACGCGTAACCCGGGCCTGTAGAGTATCCAGCATTTCCACTCGCTGAGCTACCATCGTAAGCAATCCCATTACTAGGGTTTGGTAAAACATTTTGATAGCTAGAAAAAGTCGCCATTATTTAGTACCTTGATAAACTCTTGTTCCTGTAGAACTCGGGGTGTATACTCCAGTATCCACTGCCTCTAAAAACTCATTTCCGTAGGAGTTTGCTGCTTCGCGTATAACTCCGATAATTGTTCCGCGCTGTCGAGTAATTACTTCGTCAACACCTGCGGCATCTATTGCATTAATTGTAAAGTTTACATTGGTCGGTGCGGAGTTGATCTGTGCTGTTTCGTCTGCGGGAACAACGGTTCCGGGTCTGTCAGGAACAAACAGTTCTGGCCCTTGCTCGCCTACAACATAGCCCGTAGTGGCTCCGCCCATTGCCCTATACTTCGCACCCATAAATGCGGGAGTAAAGTTTTCTGGGCCTCCCATTCCTTGAGCACCACGAAGATATGAAACTTCTCCTGCAGATGATTGAGTCTTAGCTAAGTCGACTGTTGATTGTCTCTTTCCAATTGACAGAGTAGTAGGAGTGGAAGCTCCTGCTGAGGGAGTACCTCCCCCTCCTTGAAAAGAAGTTCCAGCAATTATAGCAATTTGTGCGGCACCTAAAGCTAAAGTAATGCCATTTAACATAGCTAAAGTTGCACCGAACACTGCAGGGGCGGCAGGGCCAGCGACAGCAGCGGCTCCGGCCGCTGCTGATACATTGGCAACCATTGCGGCGGCGGTATTTATAGCTGCCATTGCCATTTGAACTTTTTTATTGGTTTCAAAGGCTTTTCTTTGCTGAGCTTCTTTTTTCTTCTCAAGTGCCTTTATTTTTTCAACACTTTGTTTTGACTTTCCATCTCTCTTTTGTTCTGCAGCAATTTCTTTATCTATTGCTGCTATTTTAGCATTTGAGGAAGCGGCAAGTATACTGCCTAAACTAGATACAATACCTCCTACTGCAGCAATTTTTTCTGCAGTAGTAGAGCTTGAATTAGCTAGAGTAGTGAAAGAATCCATCATTGTCAGACTTCCTTCACTTATAGCTGCTACTAATTCTCCATCTGGGCCTAGCTTTCTAAGGTCTTCTAGCATGGGGGCCATACCTTCTCTTAAAAAGCCTACTGCGGCATGAACTGTGTCAAAAGTAGACCCACCCTCATCTTTAATAACTTGTAATGCGGTTTTAAATCTATAAGCGGCTAAAGTTGCTTGATCAAACCGATTTAAAAAAGCCTGTGTAGCTGGATCAGACGTACCGCCTCCTCCAAAAGCAGCATCAATTAATGCCCCTTTAAGATTAGCCTTTGCAGCGTCTACTCTAGCTGTTAAACTACTTATAGTAAGTGACGACTCCTTATCAAAACCCTGTAAAATTGTATCTTTGTTAATTAGTTCTTGTGGTGTAGCACCTTCTTCCAGATTTTGATTACTAGTACGTATTTGGGCATTAATCGACTCGATTTTTGCATCAAGTATCAACCTTTCTACGGCCAATCTTGCCTTTGCAAGCTCCAACTCTATCTCTGCAAAGTCTACCGCACTTTCTGCAGCCGTAATTTGTGCCTCTATTTGCTGCTGCTCGGTAGTGCCTGCTCCTCTACCACTTAAAGCATTCTCTATCTTTTGTCGATTTTCTAACTCTTTAGCCGCTGTTCTGTCCATTTCTTTTGCAATACTTAAGGCCTTATCACTAATATCCAGCTGTTTTAGTTGAACTTCATAGCTCATCTGCTCAGCACCCAGTATCGAAGCTGATAAAGATGCTTCCTGCGTTTGTAAATCTATTAAAGTGGCTCGGGCTTGTAATAATTCATAAGGAACTGGCGGTGCGCTTTCCGAATTATTTTTTGCTGTCTGTACTGCTAGATCATAAGCGCGCTTCTGTCTATCGAACTCCATCTTGGCGAGAGTTATTTGCTCAGTAACTCTATCTTTTTGTATTTGAGCTATCTGATTCTCATAGTTCAAGATTGCTTGGTAAGCTTCAATATTTAAAGTTCCCGCCGTTTTTAATACGGCGTTAGTAGCCTTAAGTGTATTTAATCTTCTCTTTTCGGTTAATTCTAATTCTGTAACTTTTCTTAAGAGTTTATCAAAGTTATTTATAGATTCGACCTGCTGTTCACCAGTCATATTACTTAAATTTAATAACTCTTTGAAAGCTGTCGGTAACTCATCAATTTTTGCAGCTAGTTGTTCTGCACTTAATCCAGATTTATTAAGCTCTATAGCTATTGTAGAAATTCTAGGAGCAATATCTGAAACACTGCTTTTTGACTGCGATAACTTAGTAATAAAATTACTCAGAGAGTCACTAGCCCCATCAATGCTAGAAGAAATATTTTGAGAGCTTTCTCCTAAGGCTACTAGTTCTCCTGTAGAGTCTTGTAATAATTTTAATATAAAGGCTCTTTTTTCGGCTTCAGTATCTAAACTTCCAGATCTATCAACATCTGCTGCTTGAGCGGCCTGTTTTACTGTTTCGGAAAGACCTGTTGCATCAACATCTTCAAAAGCTTTAGCTATATTTTGGCTTATAGCTTTGGGGTCGATATCTTTTCCAACCCCTAAAATAGCGTCGTTTAAGGCTCGGGCTGCATCGGCATTATTCTCAAAAATTTCGAGGAAACTTCTTGCACCTTCAGCTCCCGCTTTAAAGAATATATCAGCCTCTGCCGCATTAAATGCTCGACTTAACTCTTCAGACAAAAGGCTTGCTTGGTGTGTAGTTGCTGCAATTTCTGCTTCCGTAATTCCAAAAAACTTTGCAAATAAGGTCAACTCACCCGTTGCATCACTTATAGCTAAGTCTGCAAAAAGTTGATTTATATCAGAGCCCATCTTTCTGAGACCTAGTGCTATATTACCGAAGGCCCTTGATACCCTATAACCGCCTGACTCAAAAGATCTTACAAGAGAATTCCATAAGCTACCTATTATAGTAGTATTAGAGGCTACTAATCTTTGCTCTCTATCAAAGTCTTGTAGTGCTTTTAGTGTTGATTTAATAGCGCTTGCTTGAGCCTCTATTAAAGTAAGTTCGGCTTTTACGGCTTCTACCCTAAGCTGCCTTTCAATGGTAAGTTTTTCCTCGGCAGTTAAAGTTTCTTCTAAAACAGTAACATACTCGTACTGTTTTAGGGTAGTGCTTACTAGGGCTTTTTCATACGCCTTAGTAACATCCTTTAAAGTTTCTGTGCTTGCAACAATAGATTCTTGGGCTTTTTCTAACTTTTTGGCTTCGGGTAAGAGTGCTATAATTTTCTTAAATACTGATATTACTAATTCGAGGCCTATACTAAGAGCTAAAACTACTTGTCCAATAATTGGGACTGCGTAAATTATGCCCCTAAGAGCAACTTTTCCTGCAATACCAAAACGTGCCCAAGCAAGAGTGCCTGCTGTTAATCCTTTAGAAATTCCTCCTAAGAACTTTCCTATGATAGGTAAGTTTGTTAAAAAAGACATATTTGCCTTTCCAGAGTTTCTTAAAGTATCGCTATACTCTTTCCCCAAAACATTAGCTTCTTTAAATTTATTTTTAAAATTTTCAAAGCTGGGATTCTCGTCTAATTCTTCAAATATATTTGCTTGTTTCTTAGCTATAACTGATAGAGTTTTTGCAAGTTCTGGATCAATACTTGGACCTTTTCCTTTTCCTATTTCTTCTCGAATTCTACCTCTTAACCCAGTTAGTTCAGATATATCTTTTTTAGACTTTTCAATGCCTTTTTGGGTTCTATTTGCGTTTCCTAAAGCCTTGGTCCGTTTTTCAATAGTTCTTGTTAGCTCTTTTTCTTGCTCAATTAAAGCATCATAGCTTTTTGCTTGTGAAGCAAGTTCTGAGTACTCTTTAGCAACTTTGCCTAACTCCTCTGGAATTTTTTTAAGCTCTTTCTGTGTTTCTTTAAATGCTTTTTTCTGTGCTTTTCCAGCTTTTCTTGCAGCATCCGCTGTTTTTTGAGCAGATTCAGCTGCAGATTTAGACAAACTTCCAAAAGCTGAAGCAGCTTGGGCGGCAACTCCTTTAGTTAAGACTAAAATAAAACCTAATAGTACAGCTTTATTCTCGGCTAATATAGATACTAAAGGCCCTAATACGGTATTAACTATTTTTAAGAAGCTATTTGCTAGATCCTGTAAAGATGCTGCGAGTTGATCGTATGGGTTGGGGTCAACATCAATATCCCCAAACTTAGATAGACCTTGCTCAATAGTAGCATTAGCAAAAGCTTGCTGTCTCTCAAAAGCAGTTAATTGACCAACAGTTTTGCCTATCTGAGCAGCGTAAGAAGCAGTAGCGTCATCTAGACGTACAATAATACCTAGTTCATCTAGAATTTCAGGTTCTAACTTAGCTACACCACGGGTAAGTCGATCAACCGCATCTCCTACGTCTCGCCCTAAAGCAATCGCGGCTTTTTTACCTACTTCCGCTAGCTGTTCTATTTGGTTTGCATCAAAGCCAGAAGAAGAGGCAAAAGAAGCAGTCCGTAATGCTTGATCTAAAGAAATGGCAGCTCCGGTTGCTTCCTTTAAGGATTCTGCAAGTAAAGGAATATTTTGACCCGAAGCCGCTCCTAAAGCAGTTACACCTTCAATCAAAGTCTCTATTTGAGCGGCGCGTCGTAAAGCACCAAAAGCCGCTGTTGCTGCAAATAAGTTTGCAGCAATAGTCGCATAAGCACCCACTAATCCAGAAGAACCACTTCCTATAGCATCGCGCTGTTTACTAAATGCTTTTGTCCCGTTGGCTGTAGCTCCAGCTACACCTTTTTGGCCTCTGTTATAGTTACGAGTACTAGCATCTAAGTCATCGGTGGCTTTCTTATTTTTCTTCTTCTGTTTTACTTGCTTTTCTTCTGCCTCAGACGCTTTATTAATAGACGCACCAAGCTCCTCCACTTGACGTTGGACGATCTTGATATTTTTTCCTTCTACAATTACTTCTAACAGAACGGAGCTATCAGCCACGAGTTTTTCTCTTTATCTTGTCGTACTCACGTTTTAATTGATCTTGAGATCGCTTAATTGCGTGTGCGTCAAGCTTTGACAATGCTTCCATAACAAGGGGTACATTATCAACTTTATAAATTTCCAATAAGATAGGTAAATTGGTAAAATCCTTGCCAACATATCCTATCTCAGGATAAGCCCTATCTCCTAGGGTATTAAATATATTTATAGCATCTATTAAAACTTCGGGGAAGTCTTCTGCTCCTGGAGGGCAGTCTTCTATTTTTGGTTCTCGGCCTAATTGTTCTTGCATTTCCAAGTATTTATCCTTGGTCATGCCTACATCGCTATTATTCTGCCACTTCTCCAGCCTCTCCCACATTAGATCTATCTGATCCTGCGCGAAAGTTGTCGAGATCAAACACGACCTCGTTAATCCAAGTATCAAACTCGCTAGAATTTTGAACTAGTACTTGAGCCTGCTCCTGATCATAAGGCAACTCGGCCTCAGGATCATTTTTTCCTAAGTCTACTAATAAAAGGTCTTCAAGAAACTTTAATTTAAAGCCCTTCCAACCTTTAATAGTTGCTTGAGTAAACTCTCGAACAAATTTATCTTCGTCAAGTACTTCTTCAGGCTGTCGTGTTTTGCGATCAAACTTTGTTGACACACAACGCTTACGAAGAGCAATTAGCTCTTTTCGTGATAAATTAGTTACTTCTACTTCAAATCCGTTGCACCCGGGGAACTCAATCCAAGCTGACTTGGTGTCCACCATTAAATCTGTTAATTTCATTAATACTCCTAGTATGTAAAATAGTTATTTAAAGACGTTGGGCTTACAATCAGCCTATAGTCATAGTTTTGAACAAACACTTCTCCAAAAGAAGCTCTATTAGTAAACGAACAGGCATTCGGCATATTTATATCCAACTGAGGGCTAGAAGTGGAGTTACCCGCTTTGATCCGAACAGTTGTTGCTTCCTGCCATGTTTGTAAGTTAGAGGTAGAGGTAGAAATATCGCTATTTATATACTGACGAATACTACCCCCTAGACTTCTTGACTCTAAAGAAAAAGAAGTGGGATAGGTAGATGTTGCAGCATTAGTAGCCGATAGACTATTTTGAAGAGTGTTGTTTTTAGTCCATTCTATATTGTTCTGGACTTCAAGAGACGCACCCAAAATATTGTCTAAAACATTCGACCCTACCGTTACCTCTAGTGCAGTATTCTGAACAAAGTTCTCAGAAGACCTAAATGCACTATCAGTTCCCGAAAAAGCGCCTTCCACTCGTGTGAGTTTAGAGCCTTCTCCAGTCAAGTCTACAGTTAATATCCCTTTAGTTGGAATATTAAAGGTTCCACCTGTGAATACACATTTTTCTATTTTATAGTAAACTGCTGGACTATAATCCGCGTATACAAAGTATAGATTAAACGTATTGTAAGTGTTACCTGAATAATTTAACAATAAATCAAGTGGTTTGTGTTGGTTGGATGCGGGGTTCTGTTGATCTACTAGATAGATACCAAAACTGAAATTTGCCTCATTTGCTTCATTAATCTCTGATCCTTCAAAGAGATCGTTTAAACTATGAAGAGTTCTTTTCTTTATTCCAGACTGTTTAAAAGACTGGCTAAAAGTTATGTCTTTCTTAACGTGCAGACGGTAAAAGGAGGACACCGAAGTATCCTCCAACCAAACCTGACCGTCTCTAAGAAATTCAAAACTCACCTTGACTCCTATTTTGTGAAAAGGGGAGAAGTTTCTCCCCAGTTTTCACAATTATACTAAACTAATAGAAAATTGTCAAGATTTATTTTTTATCAGGTCTTACGACTTATAGATAATTGTTGCTTCGTTGGTAGAATCAACATCACCATTCGCTACTTGAGCATGGAAATTCGTTTCGAGAGTGATAACGTCTTCCACCCCAATAGTAGGAATTTCGAGGTGTGCTGTAGGCAAGTCGAGTACAAGACGCGGAGTACTTGCAGTAACTCCACCAATGTTAATTGCCATGTCAAACACGTTTCGAACAGTAGTAGTATCCGATACAAGGTCTGCAAATAGTTCGCCTGACTTACTGTTAGCAGCGTCATTATCATAGTAACAAGTTAAAGAACCACTAACTGTACGAGCACCAGTAATGTTTGCCAGAGGAGAGTTTACAACACCAAGTTCTTCTGGAGTCAAGTAGCTAATATTATTCTCAATTGAGAATGAGCCGCCTGTAAGAACAACATCATAAACATCATCTGGAGATACATCAGTGCGAGACAGAGTAACTGTAGAAATACGGTTACGAATAAAGTTTGAAGTGCCTGTAATTCCATCGGTAACTGCCGAAGCCAAATCACTAGGAGTGGTAGTTGTCTCTGCCAAACTTGCACCAAAGCCTGACCAAGCACAAGTTGCAATACCTTCAATATCAAAGTCAATTGAAGCGGAGTTTACAACAGCTTTATCAATTGTAAAATACTGCTTATTTGTGCCATCTTCAAAAGCAAACACAACTTCCCAGTTATCGGGCATTGCAGAAATGTTTGATCCATTGAAGTTAAAAGTATTTTGATCGGTAGTTACAGCGTTAACAGAAGCAGTTGGGCTAATCGAATCATTTGAATATACTTCTGTAGTAGCATTAAATCCGTTTGCACCTACAAGCATAGCCCATAAAGCTTGCTCTGGAGCAACACAGTTAGCGGGAGAAGTCGTTGAAGTTGGGCGAATGTAAGTGCTAAAACTCCACTCTACAGGGGCCAAACTGTCGTTAAAAAGCAATCGAGCACGACGAGAAGTCGTACCTGCTTCGTTAATAGTAATTTCGCTAGAATTTACCGATTGAGAGAAGGAGAACCCTTCCAATACAGGTACTTTCCAAGTTTTCTCAACAGTGCCTCCGGCGACATCAAGAACTCGGACATATACATCTGCATTTCTTTGAAATTGTAATGCCATGGTTTTTCTCCATATTGCAGATTTCTCTGCATTCTTAACCTATGAAGGTTAGTATCGAACCTCGCAAATTATTTCTCCAACACCAAACGGTTCAAGAGCACCTTCATCCGAGTCTATACTTACGATTGTTATCTGATGTACATACTGCGTCTGATTATCCTGGTCAGTATATTGTAACCGAGAATTTTGCTCTATAACTGTTTCAATGTCTTCGAATAATTTTTCTAATGCAAAGATCGCATTTTCTTCCTGCACATAAACTCTTATGGTTACGGTGAGATAACGATCTTTGTATCCGCCGCCTTGGTATTCGCGGCTTTCTGCTCCTGCACTTACATGGACTGCAGGAAAGTCCTCTACTTCATCCCAAAACTTCAATCGGGGAAGTACATTATTAAATAGATTGCTCCTGAAGGGAGCGAATCCGTTTATTGTTTTTAACTTGTCTTCAATGGCTTTGACGATAGCCATACGTCGTGTTGTATAGTCTCTATCTGCCATTATACTCTCCTAGTATAGAATCTTCCTACTAATAAATCCATTGCTATTTCTCGTATGGACTTATCGATTACTTTTCTTGGATCTCTATCAGCAGATCCTTGTGCAAAGCCTGGCTCAAATGTTTGGTAAGGATATTTCATATATGTATATCCAATACTTGGAAAACCTTTTGCAGTTTCTACAACATCCGTAACTCTTGCTGAGCTTGCAAATCTACCCGTCCTGTATCGTAATCCTGGAGCTTTCATATTTTTTGCTACAGTTTCCGGTAACTTTTGGTTAATCAGAGCAGCCAAAGTTATTGTTGATTGTTTTGTAGATTTTTTAGCTTTGGGGGTCTTAATATTTACTTTGCCCATTGGAACAGCAGTAGACTTGGCTTTTTTAGGTTTTACCTTTACAGACTTTGTTGCTTTTGATTTTGAAAGGTTTAGTTTTGTATCAATACTTTGTTTCTTTACTCGCTTACTTTTTACTGATTTATCAAAAGCTTTTACTATTTTCTTTTTTTCTATCTGTAATCTAGAGTCTGATCCTTCTATATTTACTACATCAATCTTAGCTAAAGCATTTTTTAATAGCATTTCATATTCGGATTTATAAGTCTTTAAAAACTCTCGTCCTTCTTTTTGGTTAGCCCCTGTTGCCTCTAACCCTACTCTCATTACAGACTTTTGTTTAGTGGAGTCCATACTCAGAAAAATTTCTAACCCTAAGGCTTCTAAATCTTTTTCTGTAATCTTATCGCCTAAATTTTTTTGTAATCGTGAAGCTATTCTAGTCTTTGACTCAGATACTACTCTCATAGCAACTGCACTAGTGCCTTTATGCCCTAAGTCTAAAAATTTGCTTTGGTCTACTAATTCAGTATCTTGTCTTTTGCTCAGAAAAAGATTAATTTCCCTTACAACTTTACCTACCGGCTCTCTGTAATACCCTTTAATTTCTTCAAAAACTGTAGTAGGAAGATAAAATCCACGGCTAGTTTGCTTTACCCCGCCCTCCTTCACTAGGACATAGAATCTTTTCTTATGCCCTTTTATTTGTATATTTTTTCCTTGGGCAGATAGCTGTTTTGCTTTATCATATACTGAAGAAGAAATATACTCAGCCCCCTCTTTTAATATTCTCTGTAGCTCTTGAGAGTTAATAGTTCTCTCTAATGCGTAGCTTCTATCTACTGCGGGACCAAGTTGGAGTTGCGTTAGCATTTCATTATAAAGGCCTGCAGTGGTTACGTAGAACTTATGAACTCTAAGATCAGTTATCTTGCGAGCTTGGCTGGATTTTATAGCTACTCTAGCAATTTCTTCGTTTAAAACTCTTTTTAAAAATTGCTTAGACATCTCGGTAGTGGTTTAAGACTCGGCGTATGTGGTCTGGAAAACCAGCATCGCCAACAGCGGAAGCAGGCGCTCCTTCACGAGTTGTTCCGCCAATTGCCATACTCTTCTTGTACTCATCTTTATGGTAATAAGTAATAAGATCAGTAACGGCCATTTTTAAGTCTTCAGGAATAGAAGTATATCCGGCAGTATAAACTACTTTTACTGCGCCAACGCCTCTTGGCCAATCTCTATACTCACCTGATTCATGTGTACGAATAATAGACTCCGTTACAGAATCATAGTACCACTCATACTTGTTGTTTTCACCATCTTTATAAAGCTGCGTATAGGCCTCGGTTTGATTCTTTCTTTCATAGACGGCAGTAATATCTATTACCGGGGCTTCTTCAAGCTGTACAATACTAGTATCCCACTGAATATCAAAAATATCAGTTTTTCCAGGCGAGCCTGTATAGGCATCAAACTCACGACCACAATAAGATCGAACAAGCGTACTAACACTCGTTATAAGCTGCTCGAACTTTTCATCGTTAGTAGTGGAGTTAATCCCCTCAAATAACTTATAGTCTTCCAGTGTAATTAAATCTGCCATTATAATTCCTAAAGGAATGAGGAGCCCCTTGCGGGGCCCCTCTTACGCGATTATGCGTAGTTAACTACAACAACCTGACCGGCATCAGCAAACATCTGGTCGAAACCACGACGTTGTGAAGCTACCAGTACTCGGCGCTGGTTCGCTACTTCGTAATCCTGCTCAATGGTTACACCACGGAGAGTAGGCACTACAAAGTTACGAGTGTTAACAGCTACTGCACAAGGCTTGCCTGCGGCAGCGCCAGGGAACTCGTCACATACGTAAACCGGAGAACCGTAAACGGAACCGATTTCACCAGTGAGACGAGTACCAACTGAACCAACCTCATTAAGAGTCTGGAAGTCGCCATCTTCAAGCAACTGGTAATACATATCCAAAGATACGATATACTTAACATCGGCAGGACGACGACCATACTTGCCCATTGCCTTACGAGCAATAAGAAGCTCACCAGAAGGTGAAGTCATCGTAAGATCGAGAGGTGAAGCGACCGTACCTGCTGCAGTGACAGTCTTGGAGTCATCAGTAGCAAGCTTAACCAAGCCACTGTAAGGCGAAGAACCGCTACCAGCGTAATCAGTTGCGCCACCCAACAAGATTGAATGCTCAATAGCACGAGCGTGTGAACGCACCATAGCATCCCGAATCAAAGGAAGAATCGGAATAATCGCATCTTCTTCTACTTCGTTTACGAGGTAAGAGTTAGAAACGAGCTTCTGAGCAGTAAGCACCTTAGAACCAAGGTCAACACCATTGTAAGGTGAGCCTGCAGTATCGCCACGAGCTTCCAAGTTACCCTTGGTAGCTGAACCTGAACCGATGCCAGCAGCATTGTTCCACTCTGCATAACCTGCGTCAGGCATAGTGGGAACAACCATTGAAGCAGCGTTCATGTTAATCTTACGGAAAAGAGGGTCAAGAACCAGCTCAAGCTGAATATCGCGCTCAATCTGAGTAGAAACAAAAGTTTCGAATTCAGAAGAAGTACGATCTGCAGGAACCTCTACACCACCACCGGCATTTGCTTTTTCAAGCAACTCACGACCAAGACGAGTATTATAACCCTTTTGAGTTACTACGCCAAGAATGTGAGCATCTACAATGTCTTCACCAAAAGCTTCAAGACCTTTTGCGTTGCTGCGGTCTGCAAAGACACGCTTTGACTCACGCATTTTTTGAATTTCCTCAGACTTCTGACTCAATTCATTTTGAAGCTCGCCAATGATCTTACCATAGTCGGCATCTTTCTCAGAGAACTTCTTCTCCAAGTCAGCAACGAGCCTTTCTGTACCTGATTGTACAGCAGTTACAATTCGAGCTTCTTCAGCAGATTTTTGTGCAGCGGCTTCTTCAGCAGCTTTCTTCTCTGCTTCCAATGCTTTTTGCTCTTCTGCCTTGCGCTCAGCTTCTTTCATCGCCATGGCAGCAGCCGTCTTCTCGACAGCAGATGCAACAATAGCGTCGATATCAATATCACTCATAGTTTTCTCCTGTGCTAGGGAATTATTTAGTCCCTTTGGCATCGACTCGTCGTGTTCTTTAGCGAACTCAACAGTTACTTTATCTTCAGTTTCCTGAACACGTAGTACGTGTTTTTCCGAGGAGTCATTTATGTTGAAAGATTTTTTGAATTCTTCGTAATCCCTTTCGGATTCAAAAGACTTCGCAAGAGAAAAGGTTGCAGCCTGGTTAGCAGGAACCGTAACTACCGAAACTTCTAATAGCTCTGCATCCTTGATCTTATATCCGTCAGTTTCCACCATATAATCCGCGTCCTTGACTCGGAAACCAACAGAAAAAGCTCCAAGAACGCCTTCTTTAATCAATTCTCCAACGTGACCGGCTGATTTAGCAATTTTTGCTTTTAACTGCAAACCATTGTCATTCGTACCAAGCTGAACTGCTCGGCCAATCGGCTGGTTGTAATCATGATTAAAAAGAATTACGGGATTATTTAGATAGTTATCTAGGCCACCTTTTGTCCAGGCTTCCGCTTCGATAATATCGCCTACTCGATCAGTACCATTGGTACTTGCCATTCCGGTGATATGAAGAGAATCATCCTCTTCAAACGCCTTGAAAGTCGAGCCAATGTGAAAGATTTTATTCATGCTCTTCTCTCTGTTCACGAGCAGTTCTCAAAGCCTCTAACGGATCAACCGCAGGAGCTTCTTCGACGTGCTCTACTGGAGCCGGTACGGGCTCTGGGTTGGGCGTATGAACAATGCCCAATTGGGTGTCATAAATTTCATGCCACCGTGATTTATAAACTCTTTCGCACTTTCGAATTCCCTTAATCCATAGCTCTCTGCTAATACCGCGAGCACCTAATACTCGTCGTAGTTCTCCAAGAGAAAGGACTTTACCTGCAATTTTATAGGCGTCGAAAATGTCTTCGTGTAAGTTATGGCGTCTCATTCTTGTGGTTCCTCTGTTGGTCGTCCACCCAAATCTGGATTAACAGCCGACCCTGCAATATTTTGGGGCACTCGAATCTCATCAAAGCCCTCTTTTGCATCATAGTTAATTGCTTCGCGAGCTTCATTTGCAGTAAGAATACCAGCATTTACAAGTGCTGTATAGTAAGAAGCAGCATCACGAAGTTCCGGTTGTAGAGCAGGTATATCACTAACATCCGAGGCAATCTCATACCCAAAGAATCTCTCTAAAGCGGAATTTACTTTGTCCAGTATGGGGAGCACAGTTTCAAGATAATACAAACGATGATTTGGTCGAAGGTTTGCGTTATTACCTGAGTCTAATAAAATTGGTGGGATGCCTAGAACTTTCAACAGTTCTTTTTGAGCAGCCTCAATGGAGGCTTCAAAATCCATCTCACGAAAGTTAATATTTGAAATCTTGTCAAGCTCCATTCCGCCATCGAGAACAAGGGGCCGCCTACCGCCGCCATCAGGACGGTAACGGGCAACCCAAGATTGAATCATACGTTCTTTATTTTTCTCACTAATAACAGAAGGAGACTTGATTACTAGACCGGGAACTGCACCGTTGCGGAAGAAATTATCCTGAAACTGACGCATCTTTGTAAGCTGTTCCATAGTACGGCGAGCGGCGCGAAGGCGGCTAGTTCCACGATAAATACTATGAAAGCTGTTCTCTTTAATATGAATAATTTCTGAAGGCTTGTATCGAATATTCTTTTGAAACGTAAAACCCTGAATATAGGTTTCAGTATCGGGTTCAATATCCGTAAAATTAGCTGGCAGGTGATACAGCGAAGCCCCGTCAAAGTAAATAAAAATATTCCCATCTAAGATATAATCGAGAATGAGGTTTCTCTTAAAAGTTGATATATCTTGGAAAGGATTGGGTTCTTTATTTAAAAGTAAGTTTACCCTTGAGCGACGAACTCCCTTTACGACAGATTCTAGACCCTGAATAGGAGGACCAATTCTGAAGGGGACTTCGGCTGCATCATCCGTAATCATGTTCACACCACGATTCACTACTTCAAGTGTTTCATAGTATGAGGTATAGCTTCTAGGAATTTCCCGAGAACCAATGGGCCCAGCACCTTCGAGGCTAACAACAATCTCTTCTTGTGCGGGGTTAAGTTTTTCTGTGCTCCAGAAGTTATACCAGGCCATGTTTCTCTCGTTGAATCTCTACCCACCGTTTCTGCTTTGTAGCAGTATGAAGCGGTGGGTTGCGTCCATATATGGAATGAAGTTGAAGATGATGGTCATGACAGATAGTAACTGTTTCTTCGTACATCTCTGCCCAATTATCGTCTATAAACTCATCTCTCCAAATTGTAATATACTCGTCCGTGTAATGCTCGGGTCTCAGTTTAACTTTTTCTGAGAGCCACTTTTCTAACAAGGGTGTAAGCGTATAAAAATGATGGAAGTCAAGTTTTATCTTACTTCCGCAAATTCTACATTCTGTTCCTTTTTCGTATCTTGCTTTAGCACGATCACGAATATATTTTATCTTATCTCTTTTTAGCATTTTTCACATTATAACCATCTGGGAGGAAAAAGTCAAGAATTATTTTTTCCTAGGTCTTTAAAATGTCGGAGCACTCTGCTCAAAACTATAGAGAGCGTAACGTAGTGCGTCAGCCATGTGACTAGAGCTATCATGCAAGGGCTTTTCTCGCATTAGATTTGGGTTGGGGTCCCAGCGATACTGGTCAAGGCATCGAAGAACTTCTGTGCACCTTTGATCGACGATGAGCTTGTCATTATCTACGAGAGACGCCACCATTCCAATCCCATCCAAAACGGACTTTTTCGCATTCGTTGTAGTAATATCGTAGTTCTGAGCAAGGTCATAACGAGTCTGTGCAGCGGCGGCGTCAATAAAGCAATAATCCACATCTCGTCTCTCCATTATCTCGCTAAGGTATCCTGCGTGTTCTTCCGTAGTTCGTTCGGCTGCGTAATACTCTTCGAGAATGTAAAACTTCTCTCCGTCATAGGCGATAACACAAAAAGCTGTGGGATCTTTAAAGCCGACGTCCAAACCGGAGATAATATCCATACCGCGAGTATCCATAGACTCAAGATCTTGGACACAATCTTCATAATTAAAGTTCCAGATCTGACCTTCAAAAATGTTGAAGTCAGCTTCATATTCCTGTTTGAATTCGGCTTCCGACATGGATCGGCGGGCTTCTTCAATGTCTTCTGGAGAAGCCCTCGGATTATCATGCCAAGTAGCTTTTATTGAAACCCACTCAGGAAACTCATCGTTGTAACCACGGTTGAAGAACTTGCTAAACCAATTATTCCGACCACGAGGAGTCGAGATAAAAAGAGCTTTGCTTCCAGGTTTGTCCATGGTTGGTCGAATAGCCACATTAAAAGCAGTCTCTCCGTCAGCGAGAGCAGCCTCATCAAAGAGTACGAAATCATAAGAACGTCCTACAACTGAATCAATTTGATTCACCGAGCCTAGTCGGATTGTTGATCCGTTGGACAGTTCAATTACCCGATCTTTGGCATTGTCCTTAATAATCTCCAAATCAAACTGACGAATAAGATTACGCTGTAAATCAAAACTAATATTCGACAGATTGTAGTTAGGAGACACGATAAGAACGTGACATCCGGGAACTAGCGCAACACATTGTGCTATAATATTCCCAATGTAGGTCTTGCCCTGCCGTCTTGATAGGGCACCGACTACGAAACGATACTTTGAATCATTTAGGGCATTAATAATTCCGATTTGAGAGGGTATTGGTTCTATTCCAAGAAGTTCAAGATATGCTTCAATCGGAACCTTTAAAAAGTTCCCACTCTTCAAGACCCTGTTCGTTATCAGGCTCTTCCTCGATATTTCCATCTACCTCTTCCTCTTCGAAGCTCTCAAAAAATGCTTCTTTTGCTTCATAATGTGTAAGGCCTGCGGCTGCTTCGGCTTCTTGTCTAGTTGCATACTTTTTAGAAGAACCAGCTACTTTCCACATACCTCTTTTTTCATAAACTGTCATTGAATTACTCCTGACACAAGTACTCCTAATAAAAAGAGTATTGCTGCGCCTCCGACACGCCACACTAAACTATGAAGTGCTTCGACAGATTCTCTAATCTCATTATTGCGCTCTCGACTTTCATCTTTATAGTCTCGCAGCTCATTAAACATACTTTTCCATCGCTCTTCGCAGACGGCTTCATGTTTTTCAAAGGCTGCTTTGAGCTGTTGAAAACTACTCTGAGGATCCAAGTAACTTCTCCATGAGCTTACCGTAGTTCCCTTCACCAAAGGGAGAATTAATTTGCACGTTTTGCTGACGGATGTTTGTTGTAGCTTTGGATTCCTTTCGGTGATCCTCTGAAATCTTATGTGCGAGAGCTAGTATGTCTACAAGGTCTTTTGACGAATATACATCTGTTTCGCGCGCTTCTTCGATTTTCTTTTCAATCACTTCATCCAGCAATTCGGCAAGTCTAAATCTATTACGATAGCCTTGGTCTAGGTAGACCGAATTCATATATTCTTTAATTTCATTCTTCTCCAGAATAGCGTACACTTTATCGGGAGTTGTGCCAAGCTGCTGAGCAGCAACAAGCGCGCTACCTGTAGAAAGGTAGGCGTTTGCCACTTCGAGATTTTCTGGTGCTATTTTAACTAAGTCCATTTTCGAATTATAAGATAGCTAGAGACAAAAGTCAAGAACTATTTTTGCTTAGCTCAAGAAAAAAGTAACTAATTAAGTTTGTATATAAGTTTGATAAACTGTTAGAGACCCATTTTCATCAACAGCATCAGTAGTTAAAGTGTGCTGAGCATAGCTTTGGGAAGCTAAAGAAACTTTGTGTTGGTATAGCTTTCTGTTCGTATTACAAGAGGTCTTTAGTCCAATACAACCTATTGTAGGTAAAAAAGCTTTCATAGCTAACTCTGAAGAGGTTAAAAAATCTTCTGAGTATTGATATGCTAAAGAATTATTAGCATCAGGATATACAAACCCAAGCCACCCGTCTAAGTAATTTTCTGAAATTTTGCCTCCAGAAATAATTGCTAAGTTATCGTTATAGAGTAGTTTAAATAGAACCCCTCCTTCGAGAGAGAGTTTTGTATACGCCATAAACATATCATTTTTAAGTTTAGTTATAGCAACATCATTAGCATAATACCTTTTTTCTGTTTCTATGGTATCTCGAATAGCATTGAATCCAGTATTAAATTCTTCTGCAGTTATTCTATCTATAACTTCAATTACTGAGGTGGAGCTGGCCATGCTATTTCACTCCATATAGTTGCTTCATTTATTTGTGGTAGATCTCTCAAAGCTTGCCGATAAATTGCATAGTTTGCTTTTTGGCTATCTGATAAGGGGCTATCAGAACCCTGCGTCCAATCAGTATTATAAAGAAGCCTATCTCTCTCTGATTTAAGTCTTGCAGTAAATCTATCTGAGTCGAAAACCCAAGCTCCGGCTTTCCAGAAATAGTGCTCATCGGGTTTAGTCTGCCTAGCCTGCCAAGAACTTGTAGCGAAATCCCAGTAATTAGTCTTGGAAAATTCTTTAACATCAGTATCTGTAGAGACTAGCTTTACGATTTTTCCTTGAACAGAGCTGCCATCGACATAATCGTCGCTTGCCATAGTCATCCATAGCTCGATTTCTCCTTCTGAATTTACTAAAGTAATTTGTTTCATTTGTCTCCTTAATCCAAAATACTATATATAGTCATAGTAACTTCTGATCTTAAATTAGAAGTTGTACTGTATAAGTAGTCATTCCAAGCCCAAGTTTCTGTACTATAACTAGCGTACTCGTAGGCTGAGTGACACAGCCAAATTTCCTCATTTACATGGTCAAAGTACGTATATGCACCCCCAACTTGCCGAGTATTAGGGCCAAAAATGGATGATACTAGGTATTTAAAACTATCAAAGAAATAAGTTGAGAATATATCAACATAAAGATTGTTAAAATCTATTCCATAAGGGTTTGTATATTTAAAAGCAGACCCTTTAGGAAGCGTAACTACAGTTTCAATTCGTATGACACTGGCCATATCACTTGAATACAAAAGATTTTGTCCTGTGCTATCATAAGCCTCTAATCCAAAACCTGACCTAGACGGGGTATAAATATCATATGCTCTGGAGGCTAAAGCATATTTATAGCCATTTGCACACCCAAAAGCATTTTCGAATGTATTTGTATTACCATATCGTGCATACTTACTATTATCACTTGTTGTAACATAGTTAATAGTCCAATCATTATAACTTGAGGATCCGGTGACGTTTCCTACTTCATCAACATTTATAGTTATACTAACTCCATTTGTATAAGAACTAACCACTCCTTCTAAATAAGCTACGGCTGGGCTATTCGCAGTGGCTCTAACCCTGTCCCCAACATCGTAAGTTCCAGATCCAGCATGGCCCCATGTTTTATTTCCAGTTCCCATTGTTACTGTAGAAATGGAGGTTAAGGGTTCATTTTTTTGATATACTTGACTAGTAATTACTCCTGACTCTCCGTCTTGGGGTCGAGCTAAAATGATCTGTGCGGTAGTAGTATCTGGTAGAACTTCACCATTTGTATTGGAACTAATTGGAGTTTCCGCAACATACAAAGGAAAGTCTTGCGCTGTAGAAAAAACAACGTTAGCGTTTTTATTCGAAACTTGAAGTACAAATTCATCCGCCATTAGCCAGTAACCCCCACAAAATACTCTGTTGGAAACTCAGCGGCCGCTCGTGCACTAGTCGAAGGATTTACAAATGTAAGTCGCAAAATATCATTGACTTTAGTCACAGTTGGAGTTAATAATAATACATATTTCTCAACAATAGTCACTATCCACTCAGGAGTATTTCTAAGACCAGGTATTGGTATATCTATAATTTCTGTGGACGATCCGGCAATTATTCCATGAGATACACTACCATAAGCAACCCATCTTGTGGTTCTATCATTTACTGAAAGAGTTTTAATCCCTAGGTCGTCAAAAACTTCCATGCCAAAAGCAATATCGGCTGTACGAGCAGTGGTTAAAGAAAAATAACTCTCTGTTAGAGCAGGTTGCTCTCTGCCATCATAAGATTGAATTTGTATAAGTTTGGAGACATCTGCGACTTGGGGGGAGGTTGATTTTATGGTTAATGTGTCTGAATTTTTGATTCGAGGAATTGATACTCTAGTAATCGCTGAACTAGATCCTCCAAAATAAGGGCCCGAGTTTATTTTTACTTGAATATCGGAATCTCCGGAAATTACAAATCTACATTCTTTCCCGGTAGCTAAGCCAGACACTGTAAAAGTATCTACAAGCTCTGTGGCGGCGGTGCCCTCTCGAGATAACGCAGGAGTAGCGTTGGCTGTGCTATCTCCATTAATCTTATAGTTTATAAGATTATTAGTTATATTGGCACCAGAAGCTAAAACTGGTAAATAAGCTGTTTGACCATTTGTGGTCATATTTTTCACATCATAATAGAGTGCAGTTGTATTTGGGTAAGCCGCATTATAATAGATAGTAAAGCCATATATATCCTTAGTAATCTGGGGAGCTATAGTTCCTGCACTATACGTAAATATTATGGAATCCCCTGAAGAAAGATTTAAAGGATAACTATAAGTCCCACCGGGCGTAAGTACAGTTTGAACATTAGGAAATTTTCCAGAAGTAGATACAGTATAGGTATAAGCAGTCCCTGAAAACGCACTAGAAACTAAACTAAAAGTTGTAACATTTGATCTTGTTCCTGTGCCTCCATCGGCTGTAGCTACATATGCCGTTACATAAAGTGTAGTAGTAGTACTATTAGGATAAGAATAATAACAGTTTATTAAATAAGGTTCGCCCTCATAAGTGCTATTGCCCCCAAAAGTTTGAGTTCCTATAATAGTTCCGGTATAACTAGTTGTACGAATTTCATAAATAGTAGGGGCAGTAGCTCCTATAATTTCTACTACAAAAGCTCCTCTGCCATTATACGCGTAAGCATTATTTACTACTACGTTTGTATTTGGGTTAGACATTTAGCCCCACTGCTCCGCCATTGCTGCTGCAATCCCGAAGAAGGTGATAGAACGTTTGTGTCCATCACCTCCTCCAAATTTATCGTAACCTGTGTCACCCTGATTGCCCCAGCGAGGCTTTCCGTTGACCATACGCGGTTCCACGTATTCCGTTGGTTCTAAAAAGGGTAAACCCCTCAGCCAAAGACCCGTCTTTTTGCTAGCGTCTTCTCCGTAGTTGTAGGGCTGGACGTATTGGGGTTTAGGCATAAAGTCAAGTCGAGTGTTGATACAGCCGACTGGATTCTCGATTGCCATTTTCTCTACGGGCGCTTTCCATAGAGTTGTTATAAATCGTAATGCTTCTTCCGTTTTTTCTGCTCTTCCAGGGATTCTTTTGTTCCAGTGAAGGCCAGACGAAGCAAGATAAGTGCAGGGAGGGTGCAAAATAGCAAGGTCCCAATTACCACCATAGAGTACATCTACCACGTCTCCTATTATATGTGGGCCAGGTGCTTCCGTTTCCAATAAGTCGCAGGAAATGGCGTCGTGGCCCATTGCGATAAAACAGTCTCTTACAGTTCCTGAGAACTCACATCCGATTAATACTTTCACTTGCTTTAGTTTTCCATATGTTGGGAAATAGCCCATGTACTAGTAGTATAAAGGCAATGCTCCATGCGTGTCGCAGATGCTGCCAGTAACTCATGTTGACTTCTTTCAGGTGCATGGTCGTGTTCTCAGAATTGTTGACTTGATAATATCTTGGTAGCCGTCTTTCGTTTTGACTACGATTCTATCTGAGTTGGGGTTGGTGGGGAAGAGTTCTCCTGTGACGGACAGCTCTTCTCCGGTTTTCCAGTGTCTGAAGAAAACTTGTATTTTTTCCGGGCGCACGTTATACATAGTGTAGAAAAGGGAGTCCTTGGCTCAAATTCAATTTCACATTCAACACAATTCATGAAATCTATTATAAGCCATGGCAGTCGAAAAGTCAAGAACTATTTTTGAGTAGGTGTGCTAGAAGGGACTTGTTCGAGAGTGCAGACGAGGTATCCGTCTTCGAGGCGAAGGGGCTCTTCGCAGACCCAGTAAAACTCTTCGGGGGCGGGTTGACTAGCGAGAATGAGAATGATTG